CGAAATTTATCTTAATGAGATAACCATTCCTCAATATGCTCGTGAAGAACATCCTTACAAAGTAGGGAGACTGCAAGGTATTCGTGAAAGAACCGAAGATATTATAAATTGGAATCCAAACGAGGAGAAAGAAGAAGATGAGTAAAATAAACTTAAACAATAAAGAGGGTAAAGAATGAAAGCTAAACCACTAGGGTTTTATATATTAATCGAGTTAGAAGAAGTAGAAACTGTATCAGATGGAGGTATTTTATTACCTAAAGATCTGACAGATAAGGAGCAGGTTGCCGAATCAACAGGAAGGGTTGTTGATATAGGTCCACTGGCTTATGTTAACTGGCCTGGATGTGATCAAGAAGGCAAGGAACCTCATGAATGCTGGGGTGTAAAGGTAGGGGATTTAGTAGAGTTCAAGAAGTATGATGGTGTTAAGACACAATTAGCAGATCATGACAATTATAGATACATACCCGACAGCCATATTGTCGGAGTATTAGAAGGGGATAAGTAATGCCAGAAGAAGAATTAACACCAGAAGATCTAGAGGGTGTATTTGATAACCCTATGAAACCTGAAGAGGTTGCAGAAGAGGTGGAAGAAGTAGTTGAGGAGGTGGAAGAAGAAAAGCCTGTTCAAACAAATAAAAAAGGACATAAAACTAAGGAAGAATGGGAGGCTTCGGGCCGTGATCCTGAAGCTTGGGTTGATGAAAATGAGTTTGGCAGGCGCGAGCATTATGTTAAAGAAATGCAGAACATGCAGCGTAAGGTGTCTGACATGGAAAGGAATGTCAATCAAAGGCTTGAGAATCAGCGGGCTATGATGGAGATGCAGAGCAAGGATAGGGTAGAGGATCTTCAAGCTAAGCTTAATGAAGCTGCCGCTATTGCTGATGTAGCAGAAGTGAACAGAATACAACAGCAAATGGCTAATGTCCCTATCGTGCCGAATATTCCACAACAACCTCAAGTGCCACAAGAAATAGATCAATGGAACCATGATAATCCTTGGATTAACGAGAACACACCAAAAGCCATTTATGCTAGAAATCAATACTTTGATGGCCTTCACCTGTGCGGTGTAGGTGTTTATTTGATTATTCAGTGCTTCAGTTTCAGCTTGCTCTCCTTGGAGCGCAGCCTTTGTAAATATCTCTATGATATCGGCTGAGGATTTCTCTATGTCTTTCTTAATCTTACCTATGTCTGCCTTGGTCTTAGCATCCAGTCGGGCTTGCTCTCGTGCAAGAATATCTAATTGCATCTTGGCCAAGGCTGTCTGTGCCTCTAGTGCCTCATTAGTACGTTTTTGTTCAGCTAGTAACTGATCTTGTGCTTGTTGATCAGCAGGGGATAATTGACTTCCCTCTGGTGGCCATATCTCTTCTACAGGAGTACCACCAATAGCTTCAAAGTAATTGCGTAGGATAGGCATAGCGTTACCGCCGGTCGCTATAACTCTCTCAAATTGCTCCAGCTCAACAGTGGCAACCTGTATCCTCTGCGTTTTACTGGCCATCTCAGGCGTAGCAGTAGGGACAACGTCCATCTCTTCTGCGTTAAAGTCAACTTCTGAGTTAGCTTCAGTGTCATTTAATATATCTTGATAAATCTGTGGGTCAAAGAATTCTTGGTTTAATCGAAACATTATCTGGAATTCATCACTCTCAGCATCAAGTATTCTGCCCATTAAAGCAGATGTTGATATCAAAGCTTCTTGAATGATAACAAGAGCAGTAGTCGGTGCGGTTTGAGCTGTTATTTGACCAGAGCTATCCACAATGGCACTGAATCTATCAGCTTGAGCTTTGATATTCTCATTAAGAGCAAACAATGTTTGACTAGGTTCACCAGTAGGATTAGGTAAGATACCGTTGGCCAAGTCCTGAGGTGATAGGTCTGTTGATTTATATTCTCCAGGCTTAAACTTTATCGGGCCCATCTTCTGGCGAACACCACGAGCCAACCAACCACCACCAACATTATTTAATTTTCCTCTATCAACTAGCTGGTTAGTAGTGCTGTTGATAGCCTGTGCATAAGCCCCTAAAAGGTGTGAATAACCTAGATCCAAGAACGTACCATCAGGACTAGGGATAAATCCGTACTTGGTCAGGTTAACCAGTGGCTCAATTCTAATTAATTCATATACTGAAAGATCTATTTCTACTTCTTCAATAGGTAGAACGCCTAAGTCTACGATATCTGATTTGCCAGGTAGTTCATTAACTGCTACGTCTTTTGCTTCTGCCTTGGCTTTAACTAGGTTAAGCAATCCTTTTGTCTGCTTATTCCTAATGATTATCGAGCGGTTATCATACCTCGGGACAATCCTTACTACCTTCGAGGTTTGTTCGTGGATAGTGACAATATAAGGTTCTTCGTATCCGTCATCATCAAGGTCATACCAGCATTGTTGTTCTAGGAATCTATCCTCGTTGTCTGCACTGTCAATAACTTCGTTGGCTTCATTGCTACCTTTATCACCATCAGATTTCTTAGGGTATAAATCGTCGATCGTTCCAGACCAGAGATCTGAATTAAACTTCTCGGTAGCATCATTAACACTAATGGCTAGTATCTGAGTAAATGACCGGCACTCACTCATGCTAGTTGTGGCTTGGTTGATTACAAAGTCGGGGTATTGGATGATTTGGGATGTAGTTTTCTGCTCTAAGGTATCAAAGAATGTCTTCTTAAACATACAACCAGTGTTGGGAAGTGTGTACAACAAACGCTTCTGATCTTTACGCCAATCTTTCATCTGATAGTTAATTTGGTAGTTCATAACCTCTGAGATGCGCTTAGAGAGTTCTTTCTTCTCAGGTGTCTCAACACCAATGACTGCACTTTTAACTAAATTGGGGCTTCTGAGGAGTTCTAGGGATGCTTTATCACCAAAGGCTATGGATGATTCTGTTAGTAGCGGGGTTTTGAAGTTACTAGCGCCTTCCCATGGAGTTGATTTAGGGTGGAATTCCTGCTTCATCAGCTCAATACCTTCCTTGACTGCCTCGTTCCAGTCCTCCATTGATTCATTATCTTCAGTGAACTGACGGAATACACGCTCACCCAATAAGCCCAGCTCTTTATCATCTACTTTATCAGCTATGTTTGTTTGACCTATGAAACCCATCAGTGTTTTTATTGTCATTTATTTCTCATCTCTAATTATCTCAAGCAACTTTCGTAGGCTTGGATCTATACTGGCTTTAGTCTTGGCCAATAGGTGTGGTGCGAATGGTATGGCCATTGCACCTATTACTGTCTTTAAAAATAATCGCCTTTTCAATTGTGCTCTCCTTTTCAATATCCCATAAACAATGGCATTTAAATGGCTTTAGGCTAGTAACGCTTAAAACCTCATCACGCCAGTAAAACTCATCACCAACACAAAGACCATTAAGAAGAGTGCTTATCTCTTTATCTGTAAAGCTCTTTATGTTAAAGCCGTTTGCACCAATCATCTAATACTCCATCTTTTATCGGAGTAACAGTTATTGTATTCAAAAGTATAAAACTTTGGTTCTTTGGTGCAAGCCCTTACAACTATAAACTCATGTAGAAAGGCAACGGGTGTGTAAAGAATAAGAGCTATAAACAATTCTAAGCCTATATTAATATTCATCTAATACCCCATTGCGTTAGTTGGTTCTTGGTATTCTTCGTGTTCATCATCATAGTTTCTTAAAGCAACAGGTTCAGCAAAGGTAAGGACAAATGCATCAGCTGCATCTGGTGAGTTATGGAGTCTCTTCTTTGTATCGTCCTTAGATTCTAACACTTTACGGCTCTTGCTATCAAACTTGTAGTGTACAGAGCATAGATCATCAAGGGTTGAATCACTCTCATCATCTATGAAAACAGGCCCATCTTCCATCCATTCTTTAGCTAAACCATACATTTCATTACGCTTGTTAGTGTATTTCCTAGGATCTAATGCCTTACCACCAAAGTCGACACCCTGGACCTCATCGAACCCCATCTCTGTTAATCTATCAATAACACCAACACCCATACCGGTATCGATAAAGCATCTATCGTATTTATGGAGCTCCAAGAATCCT